CTATTGCGCGCTCAGGACCAAATTCTGCGCCCGGCCATCAGCCGTCAAGACGCCGATGACATAGATCAGCTGCCCGCCTTCGTCGCAAACCTGCACATTGAGGATTTCGGCACTGGGATCAACCCCGGCCGAGCTCAGCACCGCATCGAGTGACTTGATCTGGCCGGAGGTGACCGCTTCCTGGATCTCCCTCCTGTCAAGGCAGGCCTGGGCCTGGCTTGCGCCCGTCCCCGAAAGGGCGAGTGCAAGTGCCAATGCAAGGGCCGCTGCGGCAGATGGCTTGGGGGCAAGGGTTTTCATAAGGGCAAACTAGCGACACATAACTGAATGGGACATGAATAAGGCAGGTTCAGCGTCGCTTCCAAAACTGGTGGTCTTCAAGGCTTCCCCCCGAGCTCGGTCTTGAGCCCTTTGCGGAGGAAGATGATCGCCAGCGCCTCAAGGATAAGGCTCCCCGCAGACCCGCCGTCAACGGCGGGAATGTCGATGCCGGCGAACCGGGCAATTCCGGTCAGAAGCATCAGCGCTGCAACTATATAAGTCCTGTATCCCGACAGAAAGTCCACCTGCATTCTCCTCTTGCTGGGTTGAACCTGGTTGAGCGACGCCGCACGAACCTCCCCGACCCGGCGCGTCCAGCCCTTGCCGAATACGGCAAAGGTCGGAAGGCGCCGGAGAAAGCCGAGCCGCCGGTCACAAAGGTCGTTGATGACGTTTTCAGCGTCCTTCGACCCCACCGCACCGATTGTCTGGCTTCCCACAATGCCGTCAGCCGCGACGCCGAGAGCGGCCTGCAGGGTGCGGATGGCCCGGTCGGGGCCGGAATTGACCGCAAAGTCAAAAAGCGCCAGGTCGAGCCCGGCCGGCATTCTGTCCGCGCCGGAAACAGTCCAATAGCTGGCGCGATAGATGCGCCCCGCCTCTTCAAGGGTCAGCGCCGCCACTTCGCTCTTGGGCAGGTCCTGCCAGTTCGGAATTTTTCGCCAGCGCGCCAGGGTTTTCCGCGTGATACCCATATTGGTGGCGCCACCCGGGTCGTCCGGATGATCGACATATCCCCCCTCGTGGCGCAGCACTTCGGCGAGACAGGCTTCAAATCGCGTCTCATTCGCCATAGCTCGTCTCCGCTGCAGGGCCCGCGCCAAAGACGGGACTGACCTGGGCCACGGCGGCGACAAACCCGGTCGCGGCGCCGCCCCAGTCTGCGTACTGTTCCTCCGGCCCGTAGCGCGCCTCGGGCAAACCAACCTCGAACCTGCGCTTGAGCACGTCCCCGTCGAATATCGAGACGCGATAAGTCTCGGGAGCCGCATCGAGCGCGGGCTCGGCCATGCCCCACAGTCCATCATCGGCACGGCTTCGCCGGACCCATCTCAATTCGATCGCCCCGTCCGGCGCCCGGTTTGCCTGCAGATGCGCTGGCGCAAGGGGCAACACGACCTCTGGAGAGGTCATGCCGGTCAATGCCTGCCCGGTCACATCATGCGACCCCGCATAGGCATGGAGCGCCCTCGCCTCCCCCAGCATGCCTGCCTCGACCGGCAGCGTGCCCACGCGCCCATCCAAAACCACCACGCGCTTTCCCGGGCCTGTCGCCCGCGGCTCCGTTCCATCGAGCCCACGCAGCAGCTGGTCGAGCCGATAGCGCCCGGCAGCAACGAGTTCGGCACTGCCGAAGCCGATCACTTCCCACGATCCGTCATGGCTCTCGACCGCAAGGCGATTGCTGCCCCCGAGCACGGCCAGTTCATCGGCGTCGGCAATGTGCCCGCCATAGAGCCGGATGGTCAGGCCGCTTCCACGGTCCCAGACCGTTCGGGGACCTGCCTCCATGCCGTCAATGACCTCCCCGACCGCCGCGGGGCGTGACAGGTCAACCAGGCTTGCGCCCGTCGCTCCATCAACGATCCGCACCATGCCTGGCCATGGCTTCGCATAGGCCGCCAGGACCATGCGGCTATGCGTCAGGTCTTCGGGCCTTGGCGGCAGGTGGATGGGCACGAGGAGCGGCGCCACCGAAACGCCGGCCACCGCGTCGGCCTGCGGGGGCCGGTCCACGCCAATGGCAGTTGCGAGCCGCGCCGGAACGCTCCTTGCAGTCACGCGGCGCACCGCCCCGTCCCTGATTTCGGTAATCTCGAATGGTCCGTCGGGCACGGCATCGAGCGTGATCCGGTCGCCCGGCTCCAGCCCCACGTGATGGGGCGGCAACGCCAGTTCAAGCGTATCGGCCGCGAGAGCACGCTCGTCGAGCAGTCGTTCCGCCGCGATCCGCGCCGCGCCGCCATCGAGCACTAGGGAAAGGCTCTCACTGACGAGCGGCCCACTCCCCGGTCGCACTGCCGTTGCGGTTGCACTGAGATAATCGCGCCCGCGATCGATATGGCCAAGGGCAAGACGCGCCGGTCGCTCGGCCGCCGCCGCCCGCCGTCGCGAGAGGATCGCGCCTTCCCCCTCGGCCAGCTGATCCCGCGCGAGCGCTACTGCAGCGGCTCCCTGTGCCGGCAGTGCCGTCAAGACGCCATTGCGCGCGACCAGCCGCTGCCCGGTAATCTCGAGCAAGGGTGCAAGCGCCTCCCTTGCCGTGCCGGGTCCGGCGAGCACCACGCCACCAATCATCGGTTCCGAGGCTCCTGCCACCAGCGCCGCGCCGTGATCTGCCGCTATACCCATCGCCAGTTCGTCATTGGCCATGGCGCCCAGCCGCCCGGTCAGCCAGTGCCCCGCCGCATGGTTGACGCCATCGGACCAGACCTCGGTCAGCGCCGGAAAGGCTGGATAGGGCCGAGCGTCCCAGGTCCAGCAATAGACCCGATCGAGATCGACCATGCCCGCCGGATTTTTCGTGGGGTCTGCCCAGTGCCGCAGATGGGCGCGGAGAAATTGCCGCTGCATGAGCGCGTCCGGCGCGCCGCTCGAAAAATGCGGCCGACCGCCTTCGACGCTCTTGCTGTCGCCAAAGACGTTGGGCTGATTGGCGCCTTTGTCGACAGCCGCGCAACCGAGCTCTGTCAGCCAGATCGGCTTCGCGCCGGGGCTCCAACCCGTCGGTGTGCCTGCCCGCACGCCTGCGGGTCGGTTATAGTGATACTCGCCCCAGAAGGAGGCGATATCCTTGAAGCGCCAGATCCAGGGCTCGTCATGGGCCCCGTCCGTGATTGGGGTGCGCAGCTGCGCGATCCGGTCGGCGTCGTTGGCATAGTACCAGTCATAGCCTTCGCCACCGGCAATATTGGCGTCGAGGTAGTCGAGGTCATGCGGTCCCGAAGCCAGCGCGGCATCGAGATGTCCCTGCCCGTCCCGCCAATCGGCCGCCGGCATATAGGCGTCGACCCCTACCGCATCGATATGGCTCGATGCCCAGAGCGGATCGAGGTGAAAGATCTTGCCGCCATCGACCTGATGACCGGAATATTCACTCCAGTCAGCAGCATAGCTGAGCTTGATGCCAGACCCGACCATGGCGCGCACATCGCCTGCCAGCGCCATCAGCGCCTCGACGAATGGATAGCTGTCGCTCGCCCCGCGAACAGTGGTCAGCCCGCGCATTTCCGAGCCGATGATTAGCGCCTCGGCGCCTGTCTCCGCGGCCAGCGCGGCATAGTGGAGCACCATGGCGCGATAGCTCGGGAGGAAAGCCGATACCTGTCCGGCAGCCGCCGAACTGCCATCCGGCGTGCCGCTCATGCCCGGCGCCGGATGGCAGGTAATCCGCCCGCGCCAGGGATAGCGCGCCTGCTCGCTGCCGCCATAAGGGTCCGCCCGGCCATTGCCCGAGGGGATATCCATCATGATCAGCGGATAGAGCGTCACCGAGTAACCGCGCGCCCTGAGGTCGGCTATGGCGGCGCGCACCGACGCGTCCGATGGCGTACCGCCATAGGCAGGCCCGCCGCCATGGCTCGATGTGACCGGAACTTCGCTCCGCCCCCGCCCCGCAACCGACCATTCGACGCCCGAAACCATCCGTACCGCGCCCTCGACGCGCGGCGAGATCATGCAATTGCCACACCGCAGGTCGTCGCCGAACCAGGTCACGACCAGCGAGACGTGCTTGAGATTGGAACAAAGCGCCTGCAGCTCGTCGATGGAGCAGGTCCAGTCGCTCACGCCTTCCTTCTGGTGGGCATTTTCGGACACGCCGTCCCAGGCGCCGATCATGCGCAGGCGCGGCACCGGATCATAACCAAACTCGGTTGCCCCGGGGATCACCGTGATGGCGCGGATCGCACTTTCCAGTTCGCCCACCGGTCGGCAGAGTTCCGCCGAAATCTGCGGAATGCGATTGCCGAAGCGCGACAGGGGCAGGTTTTCAAAGAGGATATAACAGAGCCCCCGATAGGCCGGGGCCCGCCCCTCGCCCTGGGTTGCCTCGATCAGCCCATCGGGCAGCTGGCTCTCGGTGCCGGAATAGAAGCGATAAGTGATGCCGCGCGGATCGAGCAATTGCCCGTCCGCCCACATCCTCCCCAGCCGCGCCACTCGCCCTTCGCAAAAGCCGATGGCAAAGCTGGCACCAATCTCGTCCTTCTCCGGCTCCCGCTGGCCCATGCCCTTGGCGCCGGCATTGTCGCCGCCCAGCCGCTCCAGCTCGCGCGCCCAGATGATATTCCCCGAAAGCCGCCCCCAGCCGTAGAGTCGCGGTATCGGCGCCCCTTCGCTCGACCCTACCAGGCGCACATCGAAAGGCTGTGTTTCGCGCCGTTCGTTGCTGCCGAAAAGCCAACTATCGACGGCACTCCCCGCCAGCGCGCCCAGCGCCCGCCCGATCGTCGCGCCGATGGGCCCGCCCACCATCGCCCCGGCAAATTGACCTGCCAGAGACAAAGCCAATGTGGCCATGATTTTTCCGATCTGTTTTGACGCGTGAAAAAGAGGGCCTCAGGGGAAGCGGAAGCGCCCGCTCACCCGCCGCTCCCAGCCATCGGTCAGATTGGCCTCGACAACGCCGAGATTTTCCTGCGCATGGATGAAGCGATCCGCCGCGACGAGAATGCCGCAATGCTTGGGCTCAGCCATGCCGGCGAGCGTGAAGAGCAGCACCTGCCCTTCCGCAAATTCGCCATCCGCCGGGATCAGGAACTGCTCTGCCGCCTGCCGCAATGCCCCCGAATTCTGCGGGTCGCGCACGCTGGCGCGATAAGGCGGCACACTGCGTGGTTCCTCGCCATAAAGCGCCCGCCAGACCCCGCGCAGCAGCCCGAGACAGTCGCATCCCGCGCCCAGCGTCGAGGCCCGGTGCCGATAGGGCGTGCCGAGCCAGAGCCGCGCGGCGGCCACTGCCCTCTCCCCGTTCATTTCACCACCGCCCGTCCATCGAGCGCGTCGCCCTCACGCGGATGGCGGAGCACGAAATCGCTTCCCGGCACATGCGGAAAGCCCCGGTAATTCACCGTATTGCCGAACTTCTCCCGGCAGGTCGCAAAGCGGCGATCGCACCCTGCCGTTACCGTCAGTGTATCGCCCACCGCCACCCAGTCCCCCACCCGATGCACAAATCCCAGCACGATCGTGTCGCCGATCCGGGCATGGGTAAGCACCGCATCGGTCAGCCCGGCCTTCTTGCCGAGGCTCCAACTGGCGAGGCCATAGGCGAACCAGTCCTCCGCAAAACCGGCAAGACCGCTCACAGAGACGCAGAACGGATCGATGATACCCGTCACCGTTGCCGTGCCCGAGCGTCCCGACGCGCCAAGATTGACCCCGCAGCGCGTATCCCCCACCACGGCGTCGCAGAGCCCCTGGTAGAGCCGCCCGCGCACCGTGTTCAGCGCCTCCTGGGCCGAGCGCAGTTCTGCCCGAAAAATCCCGTCCTCGCGGATGATTTCGCCAATCGTGTCGACCCGCCGCAGCAGCGTCTGGTCCGGCGACCGCCAGTTGACCAACCAGGTCTCCACCCGCGCCCCGTCATAACGCCCGAGCAGAATATCATCCTCGGCAATGGCCTCGTCGGCGAGGATCCCGACCACCTCGCCGGTCTCGACCTGCGCCCCGAGCCGGGTCGGCACTTCCCCGCCATCAAGCCCATGGACGGGCCGGCATTGGGAACCGCTCACCGTCAGCGCCACATCATGGTCGGTAAAACCCAGCACTACGCCATCTGTCCGAATCACCCGCCAGCACTGCGCCAGGGTCGTCTCGCCTCCGGCGAGGTGATCCGCAAGGTCTGCGCCGATGTCCTTCATGGCAGGATCTCCACCAGGGGAATATTGGGCGCTTCAGCGCCTTCAAAGCTCGACCATTCAATGTCCAGCCGATCGGTGTCGAACCGCACCGGCACGTCGAAGAGAAAGCCCGCCTTCACCTCCGCCTCGTCCTCCGGGGCCTCGGCAAAGGTGATGATCCCCGTCGTTTCGTCGAGGCTCCAGCCCTCGCCCAGTTCTTCCCCCGCCACCGAGACGCGCAGTGTGTCCTCGATCGGCTTGCGGATCGGCCGCAGATAGGGATCGAAATCGGCGCCATAGCGCTTGGTCAGCTGAAAGGCGGTCCGTGTCCCGTCACCCGTCCCGATCAACTGATCGTCCGGCCCCGGCACCGCCCCGCCCGAGGAATGATCCATGCCGTCCCGCCACAGGAAGCCATGGAGGCGCCCTCGCCGCTCCTCGAAAAAGGCCAGCACTACCTGCATGTCGGCGCGGGACTTGACGCCATAGCCGGCATTGTATCGCCGCCGCGAATGCGCCCACCGCCCATTGCGGTGCTCGCCCCCGCCCGCCAGTGTGACGATATCGGTCCTGCGCTCCGGCCCACCCCGCGCCCCAAGCGCAATGTCGAGCGGAAACCGCACATGATGAAAAGCCATTCTTTTGTTCCCGCTCCAGTTCTTCCCTCGCCCCTTGCGGGAGAGGGACAGGATTTTTGCGTTCAGCAAAAATCCAGGGTGAGGGGTCCTCTCTCCTCCGCAGAGGAGCTGGTGCCTGCACCGCGACACCCCTCATCCGCCCTTCAGGCACCTTCTCCCACAAGGGGAGAAGGAAGACCGGGCTAGCTCCCCCTCGTCCCCCGCCGCACTGCCCTGAGCAGCATGGCGCTGACCTCTGCTTCGCTTGCTGCAAAGCTGCGCGCGTCGTTCGCCGTCACGTTGAATGTCACATTGACCGCGCCGCCACCGCCGGCCACGCCCAGCCGACCATCGGTCCCGCGTGCCAGCGGCATGATCGCTTCCGGCCCCGCTTCCCCGGCCAGCCCCAACCCCTTGCCCAGCGGAAAGTAGCTCGGGCTCGCGATCACCCCGCCCTTGGCAAAGGGCGTCACCCCGCCCAGCGCCGGATTGGTCGCCGCAAAGAGATTTTCGACGAGCCCGCCGACCAAAGTGCCGAGCGGCTTGAACGCCGCCTTGAGCGCAATTTCGGCAAAGGCCTTGGCAATATCGCCGAGCACCGAGCGAAAGCTCTTGCCGTCAGTCAGGGCCCCGCGAAAGGCCGTCGCCACCGACCGGGAAACGCCATCGGCAAGATTGCCGATGCGCTCGAGTTCCCCCGAAACGCCTGTCAGTTCTTCGCGCAGATCACTGCCAAAGAGGTCATTTGCCATCGGGGAAGCGCTCCATCAGTGTTTCAAGCCCGGGCCGGTCAAGCGGCCCCCGGTGATCGCCGACCAGCGCTCCCCAGGCCGAAGCCAGTTCGCGCGGGCTCATCTTCCAGAAGGCATCGGGCGGCAGGCGCAGCACGCCGAGCCCGAAGCTCATCGCTTCCTTCCAGGGAAAGGGGCTCATTCCGCCTCTCCGAACGTCGCCTTGAGAAGCCGCACGGCGATATCGGCCGCGCCCCGCAGCCCGCCCTCGACGCTCATCTGCGCCAGTTGATCGTCGCTGACATCACTGCCGCCGCCACGCAGCCCCGCCCCGATAATGGCCGTCAGGTCCCGCGCCGAAACCTTCCCGCCTGCAAAGCGCTCGGCGAGCCCGGCCAGGTCACCTGCCCCCAGCTGCGCTTCCAGCTCGGCCAGCGCCCCCAGCGTCAGGCACAGCACCCGCGTTTCACCGCCGATCGCAGCGGCGATCTCACCCCGATGAATATTCGGCATTCTTTTGCTCCTGGTGTTTGGAGACCTCATAGTGAGCCTGTAGAACCACGAGGTCGGGTAACTCACTGCTGCCACGCCCTCGTCCTTCGACAGGCTCAGGATGAGGGCTTCTTTCTCGGCAAACACGGACCCTTCCCTCGCCCCTTGTGGGAGAGGGTGGATCGGCCGCAGGCCGAGACGGGTGAGGGGTAACTAGTCCGCCGTAAACGTCACTTCCCCCGCGCTTTCGAGCGCCAGGTCAAAGCGCACTTCCCCCGCGTGGTCTGCTGAAAATTCCAGCGCCACGATCTGGAAGGGGCCGGCCACCGTGCCGAAATGCGGCAGGATCAGCTGCCAGTTCCGGATCGTGCCCGCAAAGAAAAGGCTGCGGATCTGCGCGTCGGAGGTCTGGTCCTTGAAGACCCCGGCCCCCGAAACCGAGGCTCGCTTGCCCCCCCCGCCCGCCAGCAGTTCGCGCCAGCGTCCGGCGCTTTCCTGGTCCGTCGTGTCGACGCTCGCCGCATTGAACGCGAGGCTACGCGTGCGCAGCCCCGCCACGGTGAGAAAACTCCCCGACCCCGTCTGGTCGAGCTTCAAAAGCATATCCTTGCCGCTCTGGGCCGCCATTTCCTGTCCCTCGAAATTGAGCCAACACCAACACCCCTCCATGTCCACCGCTGCGGCACCTCCCCCTTGATGGGGGAGGCCGGGAGGGTGTGCGTGAGCCCCGATGCTATTCGCTCAAAAACCGCAGCAATACTGCCGCCCGGGCCTGCCCGGTCGCGGCGTCGATCACCGTTTCGGTCCGCACATGCTCGGCCAGCGTGACCGCCAGTCCTTCCGGCTCCAGTCCCAGCCGCGCAGTCACCACGCGCTCTGCAATCTCGAGCGCCGCCTTGCGGCTCGCCCGATCAGCCCAGCAGTGGATCAGCAGCCGATGCTCCTGCCCCGGCGTCCCATCACCATCGGCCTGGCGCATGTCGTGCCGATCGATCACCACATAGGGTGCCGGTCGGTTCTGCGGCGGCGCGTCGAACACACCGCCTTCCCCGATCAGCTCCACCAGCGCTTCGTCAGCTTCCAGCGCCGTCACCAGCGCCACCTGCAATTGCACGATAGGGTGGGTCATCCCGTCACCTGCGTTTCGCTGCAGGCGCAGGCGAGATAAGCCCGGCGCCCGTTGAGGTCGGCGGCACTGACCACCTCGAGATTGCGCCCGCGATAGACCACGCGATCGCCGGGGCCCAGATCACTCCTGAACCGGATAACGACGCTATGGGAGATCGCCACCGCGCGCCCATCGGCATTGCTCGCCTGCCGCCCGTTCAGGCTACGCACCCGCGCCCAGGCATTGCCGAGCGGCACATAAAGACGGGCATGTCCGCCGCCATCCTCGGCGACGCTCTGGCGGCTCTTGAGCTGCACCCTGTCGGTCAGCGTACCGATGGACGGAAGCTTCTCGGTCACATCCGCACCTGCTTGTAGGCCGAGACCACGCGGTCAAATCCGCTCGGCACCACGGCGCCCGAGCCGGCGATCACCACCGCGTCCCGGTGTTCATGCCAATGGGCGATGAGCAGCAAAACCGCCTGGCGCAGGTCTGCCGGCACCTCGTCTGCCGCGCTGCCATAGCCGGCGACATAGTCGATTTCGATGCCCTGATACGCCTGCAGGCTGGGCATGCCGGCAATCCGGCGCGGCAACAGCAGCCGCTCGCGGTCCGATTGAAACTGCTCAAGCCCGATCTCGTGGCTTGCCCCGCTCGGATCGATGGCCGAAATGGCGGTCACCGACATCAGCGGCGTCACCGGCAGCTTGATCATCCGCGTTTCCGGCCAAGCATCGAGCACCAGCCGCCAGCTCTGCGCCAGGAGCGCCCTGCCCGTCACCCCTTCGACATGCAGCCGCGCCGCGGCGATCAGCGTCGTGATCAAGCCGTCCTCGGCCGTGTCGTCGATCTTGAGAAAAGCCTTGGCTTCGACAAGCGAAACCGGCTCCTCGGCGGCCCCCGCCAGGAGATAGGAAATCATTGTTCTGATCCTTAATGTTGGAGAGCCACCGGCTATCCTCGCCCCTTGCGGGAGAGGGACAGATTTTCTGCGTTCAGCGGAAAATCAGGGTGAGGGGTTCTCTCCACCCGCTCTGCGCGTGGTGTAAGAGCGTAGACCCCTCATCCGCCCTTCGCCTTCTCCCGCAAGGGGAGAAGGCGAAGGAGCCGAAGTCTCAGCTCGCGCTAAACTTCAGGAGCTTGATCGCGTCAAAGTCCGCGATCCCGCCGCCAACGCGCTTGGTGGTGTAGAACAGCACATAGGGCTTGCTGGAATAGGGATCGCGCAAGACGTTGACGCCCTGACGATCGACAATCAGATAGCCGCGCTTAAAGTCGCCAAAGGCAATCGATAGCGAGTTTGCGCCGATATTGGGCATATCCTCGGCCTCGACCAGCGGGAAACCCATGAAGCTGGCGCGACCATCGGCGGTCACGGCAGGCTGCCAGAGATAGTTGCCGTCGGCATCCTTGAGTTTTCGCAGCGCGCCCTGCGTCTTGCGGTTCATCACCCAGTTGGCGTTCTGGCGATAGCCGGCCTTGAGCGCATAAACGAGGTCGATGAGGATGTCGCTGGCATTGCTCGAGGGCAGCGCCGCCGATGTGCCGGTCGCGACATAGCCGAGCTTGCCCCAAGCCCAGCTGCTCTCGGCAATGGTCGTCGCGGAAAGAAAACCGGTCGGCTTGTTGGTGCTATTGCCGGTGACGAAGGCCGTGGTTTCCTGGGCGGCGAAAGCGGCATTGACCTCGTCGGCAATCCACTGGCCGACATCCACCGCCGCATCGTCGAGAAAGCTCGAAGTCGCAGCCGGCATGGCATAGAGCTCGGCCGTCGGATAGCTCAGCTCGGCAAGGATCTGGCTGTCTGTCTCGGGGCGGCCATCCGCCTCGCCCACCCAGCCGGTTTCAGGCCCGGTTACCGTCACAGGACGCTTGTAGACCGCCGAGGACACCTGCCGCACTCCCGCAATGGCGCGGATGGGCGAGATATAAGTCATCAGGCGGGTGATCTCGGTCTCGATTTCGGCCGGCACGACATAGCCGCCATCGGTGGAAACACCGGTCTGCAGCGCCTTTTCCTCGCCGCGCTTCACATAGGCGGAGAAGGCGTCCTTATATTCGTCCGGCGCAATACCGGCCTTGCCGTCGAGTGCCGGGCGGGCACGGTCGGCACTGGCGCGATCGAGCGCTGCCTTCTGCCCGTCGAGCACGGCGTTGAGCCGCTCCAGCTTGCCCTCGAGCAGGCCGTCGGCCGTGCCGCGCTTTTCGACCTCCTTGAGGCGCTGGTCATTGGTGCGCTTGAATTCCTCGAACGCGGTCGAGAATTCGGCAAACAGCGCGGCCACGTCATTGCCCGCGCCGGCCTTGGTTTCAAGGCCGTCGTCAATCCGATCCATGTCGGCATCCTTCTATCGGTTGCGGATAGTCCTGGTGGCAGCCGCAATGGCGGCGCCGGCCGATATGGGGGCCGCGATCCGCGCCGCCTCCATCATCGGAAAGGTCACGATCGACACTTCATAAAGGTCGATCTCGTGCAGCAGCCGGTTACCGGCCTGCCGGCTGGCTTTCACCGTGCGAAAGCCGATGGAGAGCCCATCGAGCGCCCGCGCCTCGATCAGGCGCCGCAGCGCGTCGGCGCGCGGCACGCCGGGCACAAGCCGCCCGCGCGCGAATAGCCCGTGTCCGTCCTCGCTCAGCTCTTCCCAAAAACCCACTGGCTCCTTGGGGTCGTGCTGGAACAGCAGCCGAATCCGCCCGGCCCGGCTCTTCAGGCTCTTGGCAAAGGCGCCCGGCATGACGATATCGCCGCCGCTATCGAGCCGATCAAAGACGCTCGCATAGCCGGCAAAGCGCCCGTCGGCATCGACGGGAATTGGCGCCGCCATCAGCGCTTCGTCCCCGCCCGGCTTTGCGGCCTGGCGATGGGCTTGCCCTTGTCGGCGAGCGTCCCTGCGAGGTTCCAGGCAAATTGCCGAAAGGTCTGCTGCGCCGTTTCCCGGCTCTCTTTGTCCGCCATTCAGTCGTCCCCCTTGCGAAACAGCCTGTTGAGGCTGGCGATTTCGGTCACGAAGTCATTGAAGCGCTTATTGGTCGAAGCCATTTCCCGCAGCGCCCAGACCAGCAGAGTGCTCGCCCCCGTCGCCCACAAAAAAAGCGCCAGATGCGCCAGATCCCCGCGCTCGATAATGGTCTTGGTGAGGTCGTCCATTCCATTTTCCTCCGCATAGGAGCGAGGGAGGGGCATCAACCGCCTAAGGGGCTCAACCCCACCATCTCCCGTTTCTCCGCGTCACTGAGAAAATCCGCCCCGCTAACCCGATCCCAAAGTGCCGCGCGGTCTTCGGCCAGTGCTTCGACCGCGTCGAAATTCGGCACAACTTCCGCGCCCTCAAAAGCCGGGCCGAGCCACAGGCTCAGCTCCTGGCTCACCCGCACCACCAGCGGCACCAGCGTCTGGCGCCACAGCGCCCGGTTGGCCTCGGCCATGTTGGCATAGGTATTGTCGCCGGGAATGCCGAGCAGCATGGGCGGCACCCCGAAGGCGAGCGCAATGTCGCGCGCCGCTGCGTGCCGCGCCTCGATGAAATCCATCTCGCGCGGGCTCATGGCGATGGCCTTCCAGTCGATCCCGCCATCGAGCACCATGGGCCGCCCGGCATTGGCGGAGCCGGAGAAGTTCTCCTCGAGCTCCTGTTTCAGCCGTCGGAACTGCTCTTCCGTCAGCGAGCCCCCGCCCGCCGAATAGACCAGCGCGCCGCTTGGCCGCGCCGCATTGTCGAGCAGCGCCTTATTCCACTGGGCCGAGGCATTATGGATATCGAGGCTCGTCTGCGCCGCCTCGAGCGGCCCCATGCCGTAGTGGTCGTCCATGGGGTGGAACAGCGCCATGTGCAGAATGCCCGGCACAGGCGCAGTCTCCTGCGATATTCGCACCGTCCTGCCGCCCGCCGTATAGTCATAACCCACCGGCCAGCCATCGCTACCGGCGACGACCCGCATGCGATCGGGCCGCAGCACGAAGAGCGCCTTGACCCCGCCATCGACAATGCCGGCCTGCAGATAGGCATTTCCCGCCGTCTGCAGATAGGCATAGATCGCCTCGAGCATTTCCGCGCCCGATTGCCGCCCATTGGGCCTTTGCAACAGCGAAACGAGCGGATGCTCGCTCACTGCCTGGCCATCGACCCGCACTACCAGCGGCACGCGGTTGGCCGTCTCGGCGATCAGCCGAATGCAGCGATAGACCACCGGATTGCGCATGAACCCCTGGTTCACAAGGCTCGCATAGCCCCGCCCGCTCCACTGCGCCGGCCCCAGGGCACTCAGCGTCATCATTTTCTGCCCGGCAAAATTCTTGGCTTCGGTAGGCGTGTTCGTCCGTCCGCCGAAAAGGCGGTTCATCCAGTTCGGCATGTTTTTACCCCTAAGTTTGGCCAACCCACCGGCCCCCTCCCTCGCCCCTTGCGGGAGAGGGACAGCAGTTTTGCATCCAGCAGAATTGCAGGGGGAGGGGTTCTCTCCTCCGCAGAGGAATCCCCCTTCGCGGCACCTTCTCCCGCAGAGAAAAGCCCTAGATCACCCGCACCCGCGGCCCCTGGCCGCCGAGCAACAGCTCGGTCAGCGCCCAGACCAGCGCATCCACGCGGTCAGGCGAATGCCCGTCCGCCTTGCCGTCGGGGCCAAAGGCGCAAAGCTCATCCTCGAGCGCGGTCAGCCCCGGCACGTGGCCCACAAGCCCGCGTCCATAAAGCGCCGCCACCGGTTCGGCCCGCAGCCACTTTCCCCGCGTCGCGCGCACCGGCACAACGGGCACCGTGGCATCGACCTGTTCGATCAGGTTCCGCACCAGGTCCCCGCCCTGGTTGACCTCGACGATGATGGCGTCGGCCGCATGAGCCCGATAGGCCGCCACCGCCCGGCGCGCCCAGACCAGCGGCGCCACGCCCTTATGCGTTGCATCCTCCAGCACCTGCGCCCCCTCCCCGCTCCGTCCGGCCACCACGATGCCACAGGCATCGGAACGCACCGTGCCGGTCACCGGCGGATCGACCGCCACGACGATGCGCCCCGTGACGGGGCCACCTTCGCGGAAAACGCTGCGCTGCCAGAGCGCATCGGGCCTGTCCTCGATCAGTTCGCCATCGAGTTCCTGCCGCCCCAGCACCGATCCGCGATAGCGGGCGACGACGGCGCTCAGAAATTGCGGCGCCAGATATTTCTCATTGTCCGCGGTCGTCATCCGCACCACGCGGGTCTGGGCATCGTCCATCAGTCGGCGGATCAGCTTTGTCGGGCGTGGCGTCGTCGTTGCCAGCTGTCTCGGCCGGTCGCCCAGCCGCAGCCCGAATTGCAGCATGTCCCACGCCTCTTCGGCATGCGGCCACTTGGCAATTTCATCGCACCATGCGGCGGCAAATTGCGGCCCGCGAAACCGTTCGGGGTCGGATGCGGTCATGATGATCGCCTCGACACCATTGGGCCAGATCAACCGGTTCCTGCCCCGCAGCGTCGGCCGCTCATGGTCGGCATGCACGGCAATGAGACCACTTTCCCCCCGCACCATGATGTCGACGGCTTCGGTCATGGTCTCGCCGACAAGCGCAATGGGTGTAATCTTGCGCCGCGCCAGCCGTCGCACCCATTCCGCTCCCGCCCGGGTCTTGCCCGAGCCGCGACCGCCCATAAGCAGCCAGGTGGTCCAGTCGCCCGGCGGCTGCCTTTGCTCGCGGCGGGCCCATTTGGGCCAGCAGAAATAGGTGCGCTCGACCTTTCCGATCGGCAT